GGCGGCTAGCCCTGCATTTAAAATCAGATTAACATGAGTTGGTCTCGATGCAATCCGTTGGCCGCCCTAAATACTCAAATTCCAATTCCATTTAAAAGTGGGAAACTTGGATGACCCTGCCTCTAGGCAAAATCGAGATGATCGTTTACGAAGTAATCGGCAAACACTTCTGCGTAAGCAGCAACGAAATGCACGACAGCTTCACAAGCCATCTTCCGGACCTCTTTCGCTTCCTGGAGTCTTGAAATTGTATCGGAATCGTATTCTGATCTCTTAATAGATAACTGAAATGAATGAGGTACCGTAGCCGTCGGTAGTGGGTCGTATGCGTATACGACAACGTTATGCGTTTCCAAGGCCCAATTAAGAATGGACTCTCTTGTACACGTAACATCAGAAAGCTTATTGGTTTCAAACAAACTTTCACCATAAGTAGTGAGAACATACCGGCTTCCATGCCAGTACATAGCCCACTTGTCCTCGTCTGTGACATTATGAAACCCAACCCTCTTGGGTTTGGGAACCGTTTCATAGCCACCGAATGAGTGACCATCAGAGAGAAGCCCACTGTAACGTATGCCAGGAGTAGACTTATGGAGAAGCCGCCTAAAAACCTTAGAGGTTTTCGGAAAGCCATTATCCATTAGATTTCTCGTAAGGGCAGCCAGCTTAGTTAGGATTGCAGGTGTACCATCAAGTATGGCATAACCGGGTCCAAGTGAAACTGGGAGAGAGCAACGCTGTGGTGTAATTTCGATACCATTGTAATAGTAAGGCCCGCATGACTCTCTAAAATGGGAGTTGCAATATGTCTTACTAACATTTACTTTGATACCGCGGGTAGCCACGTAATCGACGTAAGAAGCGTAGTACTTAGCGCTAAAGATGCCGTCATCACCCAGCCAAGAGGCTGATTGACAAACTTCATCAATAATTGCGTTAAGGTTAGTCCTATTACGTCTAAGCATTGCTGTTTTTAGTGGGTCCGGGTTAAACGAGTAATCGTTACCGGTGAATCTGTCTTTCACTACGCTCATTACTAGTAGTGTGTGGAAGTACTCCATCATGTGGGGAAACGTCAAATATGAACCCATACCTGAGAGCATCTCTAGAGGTACGATGTAACCTAGGCGGTTACCGTATATAGTTAGAGTGCCGTGATGGCGAAGTTCATCGACGAGTTCAAAATGGAGCCTTTTCAACTTGGCCTGACGCATCATTTCCTTTTTGTCGTACGGCTCATAACCATAAAGGTCAAGAACTTTCTGCTCAGTAGGATCACATATATTTCGCAATAAAGTGAAAGTATACCGAGTGAGTGGAAACGTACGCGCAAGATCTATCATTTGGCCTAGAGAAAGAACATCAAAGAAACGCGATATTGAAAATAATGTGTCTCGGCTGGCATCTAAGCCAAGCTCGGAGAACGAAGCCCTTAGGCCTGAGTCAATATCACGTTTTGCTGTCCAATTGATCGGCACAAAAACACGGGTCGTTCGACAGTTTTGGTACAAGTCTCGATGACATGCACTTTTGCTGTAGATTGCTCGGATGTCCTTGTAAACGATAGAATTTGAAGCGTTACTGAAGTCCAATGTAACATCCTCTTTTGAGATGGATGCTTCAAAGGCACGGTGACGGTTAAAGTCTTGCGAGAAAACATTGATGCGTCCTTTTGTGTGAGATCTCAAGAAGGTACTTCTACCATAGAAGTAAGGTCTCTGCAGTCTGAGGTTAGACTGAGGCTCTCTTACGATTGCCCTAGCTTTAGTTGCAGACTTGGGAACAAGTAGTAGTTCAGAAATAGGTCGAGAGTCATCGTCGAAAGACGCACCCTCAGGATACCTATCAAGGATCCACTTCTTGAACTGCTTGTGACCGGAACGAAATAAGTTATTTGCTAGTCCGCGCTTTAAAGCAGCACACGGAACGAAAGTCCCGTGGCTTTGTTGTTTTAGTTCTCTTGAAAATGTACCTGGACCGTCACCGACGTTAGCTTGATGGAAAAAGATATGCTGGTTATTTTGCTTCGTAGGGAAGGCCCTAGAAACAATATGCTGAGCAAGATCAATTTCAGAAACTGACAAGTCAGGTAGGTCACGAAGTTCATTGTTCTTTTGAACAAATCCAAGCGCTGATTCGTAATTGACTTTAGTTCCATTCTGGAGCTCCAATTTCTTGAAAAGTTCGCAAATTTGCAACAGTTGCATTAATGCTTCGGCTGCAGATTGATTGACATAAGGTTCGCCGATCCTTGAGAAAATACGGCGAAGGAGAACCCGAAAGGGGGAACCCCTAGAAACGTTAATGTGGCAAGCAATCTTAGATTTGCGAAGGTAGTAATACCCTCCAAGCTCAATTGCTCGTAAGACCTCACTAGCGAACTTAGGCAACAACTCACAAACAAAATGAAATCCTTCGGAACGAGTTCGTTCCAAAAGGTAGTTTGTGAGAGAATCATCTAATCGCATGTCTGAGCAAATTGCCGACAAGACGTCGCAGATGTAGAGTTTGGTAGAAATACCCTCTTTTACACGTTGCGACGCCGAATTGCCCGGTTGCGTTACATTCATAGCGTTTAGTGTGTAAAACAGCACTAAACTCTAGCCTTGTCATACGACAAGATTAATAGGGAACACAAATTTCCTATTAGGTAACGTTAACGGATCTGGTTTCTGATCTTGGTGATATTTGCATCGTTTAAAAGCGCTGCAATTTGACCTACTACAGATGCTACTCGAGCAGATGTTACACTGGAGTCCGCAAGAAACTGAATCTGGATTGAGAATTGTTCAAACACCTCTAAAGTGGTGTTGAATGTTGTCTCAGTATAATTCCAGGTTGTTCCTTGTTGAGGAGTGAGTGTACCATCTTCGCGTGTTCGGATCGCAGTCCGTGGCTTAGCAGCCACTAGTTGCGTACGTTCACCGACGATAGTAGATGAAGCAGAGATATATCTCCCTTGATCATTAGTATCAGTAAGGGTTGTCGTTCCCAATACTAAGTTACCTAAAGCCATAATTAAAAGGTGAGCCTTCGCTCTAATTTGAAGTTTTGGTTGATAGTCTTAGTAGTTTTCGCGCGCATGCCAAGCAAAGCAATAACATCGAGCAAACCTGAGATCCCAGGGAACTTATAGATAAGTTCGGGAGTCTTGGAGGGTTTGAATGAAACAAGACGTCTATCAAAGACTGAGGAGTCAGTGATAGTCGGATTTGTTGGATCCCAGCCGTTGGGTATTGTACGAGTACAATAGAGTTTGGACGAGATCCATCCTGAGTACGTAAAGTTGGCATTAAACCACCTAGATGGGTGTTGGGAATCAATGAACGCTGCAATGTTAGGCAACACATGGCCGAGAAGGAAGGAGAAAGGCACAGCATCGAGAATGTCCGTGAGACGAAGGTTGATACCAAATTCATCCAAGAGGATGGGTAGGGTGACTTTGTCTGGAACATTGCGGGGAGTCATAGTTCCAAGGAAGGAACACGTACCAAAATATGTTACACTGTTGGAATAGAGGAACCGTTTAGGAACCTCGACAGTAGCAACAAAACGTTGGGTCCTGAGCTGCGAGAGCTCAGACATGATACCGCCGCGAAGATCGAAATAAGTTGCTGTGAGAGCCTCAAAATCGCCAATCATAGGACCTAGGTCCCACTTCTGGAATCCGTAAGAATTAAACGGATTCGGATCGACTAAACCAATAAGCTTGGCAACCCATTTCTGGGTGAACTTTGCAAAGAGGTCGTCAATCGTATAAAGGAAAATAAAAAGTCGAAACTTATTATTTTCTTGGAAGTTGAGTTTTGGCTGAGAAATGAGGGAAGATATCCTTCCAATATGATCATCCAAGCAACCTGTAGTAACCCAACTAGGGTTCACAAGTCCGACTTGCTCATGCATTACACCTGTAGATGTATATCTATGGGTGTGTGACAAGGGCTGGTGACGAACATGCGTGCAACGATTCCATGTACGACGATTCCGAGGGGAATTATCGTAGGAAATAGAAGCAGTAGTTACTTCACGAGGATTAGGGTTGACGAATGGAGTCCTTACTCCAGTCGGTGAAATTTGGATGCTCGAATAGAGGCCGTAAGTGTGCTTTATAGGCATGCGATTAGAGGTACGAGAGGGAGAAAAT